TTATTTGAGCAATATGACTTCTCTTTTCGCCTTCCGGCCTATTGGGGTGTTGTTAATTCTTTCGGCGACAGCGTTGTACCGATCTACGCTTATTAACGGTTCAATATTGCCGCGCACGCGTAGTTCATGGAACCCATAATAGCCTGCGTACACCGATCTTGTCAAAATCAGCCGCACTTTATAAGCGTCCATCCTTTTTCCACGCTTTCCGGTGATGTTTCTATCCCTGCACCATTTTGCAGTTGCGCTAAGAGAGCCAGTATCTTCGTACACCTGATATATATTCTTCACGATTTCGGCTTCTTTAGGGTTTACGATAAGCCCACCCGGTATGGTATCATATCCCAGCACGCATGAGCACGTCCTGCCGCCTTGTTCTGCCCTTTCTCTCATTGCAGCCGAAACTCTTTCGGCTGTTATTTCGCGTTCCATTTGCGCGAATACGCCCAGAAGTCCCATCATAGCACGCCCCATGGGGGTACTTGTATCAAATGCTTCTGTATAGCTTATTAACTCACAATTATTCCGGCACAATGTCCCCCACATGGCATATAGATCAGCCACGCTTCTGGTGAGCCGGGAAAGCGACCATGCAAGGACGCAGTCGATTTTCCCCGCTTCAACGGCTGCCAGCATTTCACGCACCGCCGGGCGGTGCTGTATATCTTTTCCCGATATGCCAGCGTCCTTATATATGCTATAACTATACCCTCGCGTATTGCACCAATCACGCAATACTCGTTGCTGTGCGTCCAAGGAGTAGCCGTCTTGTGCTTGATCTAACGTGCTCACCCTTACGTATATGGCGACGACCATCCATATTACCCCATCTGTGCTACAAGATTATCAATTTCCGCGATGCGCTCCAACAGGCGCTGCTTTTCGGCCATCAACGCATCGCGATTGATTTTCCGCTCTTCCAAGCGCTCCGCCCTGACGCCCTTCGGCAGAGGGTGATCTAACAGCGTTGCGGGCACATTGTGCAGTACAACGATACTGCCCTGCGGTACTACGCTCGTCCAGTTTTTTACGCTGCCGCCGCTTTCGGGCTGGCCCTCCAAGAATGCTACATCGTCCCCACAACGCGCACCACTATCGCGTCCATACGCGCGGGAAATAGTTTTTCCGTAGATCGTCACGGCGCTTTGCCATTCGGATACGCTGCTATCAAATGTCAGGCGCACGTCGACGCGCTCGCCGCAGTCGGGGCGGTCATCCTCACCGTACACACGCTGCATGATTTCGCGTGCCTGATCTACACAGTCAGTGGGGATAGCCCATGCAGACTTATCACGATTCCAGCGCGCGCCGCCGATGCCTTTAATCGCTTTGACAAATTCGGCGTTGTAGGGAGTATAGATATAAGCTTTGGTATCTACAATTTCGATTTTCATAATTATTACCTCCTGTGAGAGCCTTGTTGTATCTCTGTCTTACATTTACATTATAAATGATTTTGTTTATAATGTAAATAGTTTTGCTTAAATATTTTCGTGAAATGTCGAAATGCTTTGATTGACGAGATAAACAGTATGGTTTATAATGAAAATTGAAAGGAATGGTGACAATGACAACCTCTGAACAGCTCAAAATATTATGCGTAAAACTCGGAATCAGCGTTTCGGAACTCGCGCGGCGGTGCAATACAAGCCCGCAAGCTTTTTCGCAAAAAATGAAACGAGAGCGCTTTACTCCGGCAGAGCTGAAGCAAATTGCGGAACAGGTAGGCTGTACCTATGTTAGCGCATTTGTTTTACCTAACGGGGACGAAGTGCGAGGTTAATGGTTATCACATAAAAAATAAGCGGCGGGCAATCCCTGAAAATGAGGGAAAGCCCGCCGCTTTTGTTATGGATTATTTAACTTGCCGGTAACTTGCTGGTCAGTTGTCTTTGCCGATCTGCTTAATAACCTGATCCGCACCGGTAGCCGCAAGGCCGGAAACAATGCCCACGGCAAGCGCGGTCAGCGGATCAGTGGCGGGAAAGTCCGGCACGTTGATGTACATGGCGGCAAGGCCCAGCAGGCCGCCAAGGGCGCCGCAGATGGACGGCAGCCATTTGTTGGCCAGCGGGGTCTGCTTGACAGCCGTTGCGGCAAGGTAGCAGATAACGGTGATGCAGGCAACGGATGCGATGCCAAAAGATGCAATATCCATGATGGTTTCCTCCTATGTGTGTTGGTCAATCGTTCTTAATCTGTAAGGCTTTGGCGCGGTTGTACAGCTCTGTACCCGTGCCGTTGCCGCCCAGCGCATGGTAGCTGCGGTAGAGATATTCCAGGTTTCGCAGGCCGTCCGTGTCAATGCTGCCCTGCGCAATGTAGCGGGAGCACTCGGCGTACAGGCGATCGTGTAGGATAGCAAGCAGTCCGGCCTTGATGGCTTTGCGTTCCTCTTCCTGTTCCTTCACCCGCTTGGCCAGGCGACGGTAGCCTGCCAGCAGTGCGGCGCAGATCAGGCCGAAGAGCCACTGCACCCAGTATCTGATGATCCAGTCCAGCACGGTCAGCCCTCCACATACTCAGCCTTATACAGCCCTGCGTCAATCAGCTGCAGCTCTGCGCACTTGCGCATGATGTACCAGGCGTCGCCGCTGGATACCGGCCCAACGTCCAGCATCCACTGGTTGCCATCCGCACAGGTTTCACGGTAGAGACCGGCTGCAACCAGCCCAAGCCCCTCACACAGGGCGCGAATGGTTGCGCGGTCGCCGCTGGAGATACGGCCAATGGTAATCCGCTGCTTGTCCAGCTTGTTGGGGGTGGTATCCTCCGGTGTGGGCGCGGTGTGGCCCTGCAAGCATGCCTGGATCATCAGCTGCTCATAGTCCTTATACACCCGGTTGCAGTCCAGGCTGGTGCCGTAGCCGGGCACGCCCAGCGCGTTGCGGCTGCTGTACTGCCAGATGCCATACGGCAGGGGGCAGGTGCATGTGCTGCCGTACTGGGCGACCCAGATATCATATTTTGACAAAGCCTTGAAGTCCAGGCGGTTACGGATAAAACCGCAGCTAGCATACAGGATGCCGTAATACCCTGCGGCCTCAATCTCCGACAAAAAGGCCTGTACAAGTGCCGTGCGCTGCGCGTTGGTCAGGCGCAGGATGCACGGCTCGTACTCGATATCATACGCCACCGGCAGGCACAGGTGCTTGCCCTTAATCGCGGCCAGGCAGCAGCGGGCCTCCTGGCGTGCCTCCGCCGGGGTGCTGGCATAGCTGTACCAGTACACGCCATACTGGATGCCCAGGCGGGTACATTCCGCTGCGTTGCGTTCAAACTGCGGGTCTTTCTGGCTGCTGTAACGGCCATACCCGGCGCGCAGCATAGCATGGCGGATGCCCTTGTTATGGGCCGCCTGCCAGTCAAATTTGCCCTGATGCTTACTTACGTCGATTGCGTAATACATACGCTTCACTTCCTTTTTGTGTTGTATGCTGCTGTAGCTGCCCAGCCGCACTGCGCTGGAAGCTGTGCTGAAATCAGCATCCAGCCAGTTCAGCGGGTGGACCCGGCGGTTTTTGTACCGCACCTCAAAATGCAGGTGTGCCCCGTAACAGTTGCCGGTCAGCTGGCCCTCGTATACCGTCTCCCCCTGGGCCACGCAGAGTTTGCTCAAATGGGCGTACAACGTCTCCAGCCGGCCGCCGCGGTAATCCGCATGGCGCAGCTTGAGCATATTGCCATAGCTGTTGGTATCCCCCTGGGTGCGGCGGCCATTCCATCGGTATGCGGTTTCCACCGTGCCACCCTCCGCAGCGTACACGGGCGTGCCCACTGCTGCGCGGAAATCCAGCGCCCGGTGCAGGCTGCTGTCATTGTAGAGCCAGCCCGCGGTGATAATGTGCTGGGCCAGGGGCCAATGCAGCAGGGCTTCTTCATTCTTCAGCCGCATTTTTATCCTCCTTATTTTGTCCTCTTCCATATCCATACCGATAAATAAGGCGGCATGTTGTTGTGGGCTGCCCCGGAACCGCCGGAGGCGACTGTTACGGTTTTGGATTCCCAGTTCGGAATACCCCAGCCACTTGATTGCGTTTGGACATACGCATCCGCAGAGCTTCCGGTTTTGGAGCGTATTACGTTGCTTCCGTTGGCCACCGACAGCGAATAATTCGGTAGCTCGCTTTGTGTAAGCTTATGGGTGAATTCGCCCCCAGTGCTACCTGCGGGATAACTGCTGGAAGCAGCAAACAGGAAAGTCTCAGATATTCTTTCCCACGTGCCACCAAATAGATTTGCCGGGCTTGTACTGCTTACGCTTATGTAAATACTTCCAATCGGCCAGGCTGCAAGTTTTGCTTCCGCGATGGCCGCCTTCACCGCCGCCGGTGTTGCCGCAACACCACCATTGGTCGAACTCGTTGAACTGGTCGAATCGCTCAGCTTCACGCCGCCCGCGGTCGAAGCATTACCTGTCGGCAGTGTGTACTTGGTATCAGTAGTCGGTGGCGTATAACCCAGTGCATTTGTCACGTTAGTCTTACTAATGCTGATCGTGCCGCTGTTCACTGTAATATTGCTGCCAATCTTTACGCCACCCAGGGTTGAACTGGTAGCGGCAGGCAGCGTATGGGTACCGGAGGAGGCCGGTGTCATATAGATCTGGTTGCTGTTCAGCGTTCCTTCACTCTTAGCATTATCATACTGGGCTTGCGTCAGGTAGTTGATCACCAGGCTGTCCAGCTTTGTGTCAGTGGCCATAATCATATACCTCTCGTTACAATCGCGCTGATTGCGGATAGTCCACTCGGCAGCCCAGTCAGTTTGCCGTTGCTGATGCTTAGGCTCAGATTAGTGCTGCTTGGGCCGCCGTATATGGCGCTCTTGTGGTACTTGTCGCCCTCAAACGCGACTAGGCTCGTAGTCTGCCCGCCCCAGCCGCCGGAACTGGTTATGGTGCCATAGCCCCAAATCTTAATGGTTCCGCTGGCGGTCTTAAAACTCACGCTGGGGTTGGTGTCCGTAATGGCATAAGCCTCCACATTGTTATTGCCATTGCCGCCGGAACTCCCGCCGCCGGCATAAGTTCCTGTCACACCAAAAATGTTCACACCGCTCTTAATGTTCCCGGCCACCAGGTTTGCATCGCCCTTGATTGTCTGTGTCCCGCTCAGGTATTGCCCAGATGCAATGCTCTGATCGGTTGTCTTCGGGGTGTAAGTTGCTGCGCTTTTTTTGGTCACATCACTGCCAATATAAGTGCTCGATATCGCATTCACGGTCACTTTGCTCAGTCCGTCATATCCGCTGTCCGGGCTTACCGTCTGGGTGCTTTCACTGGGACTGACCGTTTTGGTCTGCAAGCTTGGCGTGTTTCCGCCACTGCTGCTCCCGGCATAACTGCCTGTCACATTAAAAATCTTTACACCGCTCTTAATATTGGCCGCAGTCAAATTGCTGTCACCCTTAATCGTCTGGGTTCCATTCAAATACTGGCCGGATGCAATGCTCTGGTCACTCGTTCCCGGCGTATAAGTCGCAGCACTTTTTTTCGTCACGCCGCTTCCCACATAAGTTTTTGATACTGCATTCACCGTAACCTGGCTCAAACCATCATAGCCATTGTCGGCCTTAACCGTCTGTGCGCTCTCACTGGGGCTTACGGTCTTGCTCTGCAAACTCGCCCCACTTGCACCACCCGTCACAAAGCCGCCCTGCATATCAACGGCATTGCTGCCTAAATACACACCCATGCAGCTGTCACCACCTTCTGAGCGTAACGCTTGTCGCGCCAACGCTGGCTGCCGTTAGGTCAATGGTTTTTGCGCTGCTGCCGTCCCATGCGCCCTGACTGGTTCCGTTCAGTTTGATGGTCAGGCTGTTATTTAGTTTTTCGGCGCTCGTTGCGGAGCCGCCTGCGTTGCTGGAACCGGCATAGTTTGTGGTTCCGGTGACTTTGGCCCCTGTGGCACTGTGGGCAATTACCCCTTTCGGCAGGTCGGCAGCCCGCACCGTATCGCCGGTCAGGTCGAGGACAACTTCATCATTGATAACAACCTTGTTTACGGCCATGCTCAGCCTCCGATCGTCAACGTCTGGCCGCCAGCCGCATTATCAACGTATGTGGCCGGGATCGCCTGCACAGTAACTTGAGACAGGCAGTTATACGCTTTGTCGGGCAGCACAACCTGCTGCTCAAAGGTCGGCGTAACGCTCTTGGCCTGCGGCTTCATACCTTCGCTGCCGCTCATAGAGCCTTTCACGCCCAGGACTGTAACGCCCTCGCGGATATTTGTGGGCACCAGCTTGGCCTGTTCGGTCGCCGCGATAGTCACTCCGCCCGCGCCATCATGAAAGCCCATGGGAATGGTGTACTTACCAGAAACGGTGCTGATTTCACCGTTGACTTCGCCGTTGTTGGGCATTGTGCCGGTCATTTTAGCGCCACGCGCGTAGAATGTTTTCCCGGTCAAAACCTCCGCCACAGCTGCGGTAGCATCGCTGGTATCCGCGTCTTTTGTGCTGGTGCCGGTAATGGGCGCGCCGGACTTATCGTGTGCCGTGATACCTTTTGCCAGCTTGTCCGGGGTAATGGTATCTGCGGTAAGGTCAAGTTTCGTTTCCTTGCCGATAACAACCTTGTTTACGTATTTATTGGGCATTGTAGTATTCATCTCCTATTATCAGTGTGTAGCCGCTTGAATCGTTGGATACCTCGTACTGCGGTATCTTGCGGATTGTCACGTCTTTCTGCATCAGTTTTTTCGCCGTGGGCAAAACCTGCGCCGTAAACAACGGCGTGATGTCATACGGCCCGCTATACTCCGGCGCACTAACCACTGCGGTGCCGGTCACGTCCACCCGCACGGGTGCCGCTCCGGCAATGCGCACCGATACGGCGCTCTGTTGAGCCACTCGCACCTGGATCATGAGCCATCCGCCTCCTGGAATAAGGTCGGGCTCATTTTAAGAGCCAGGATCTCAGTCTGCGGCTGATCAGTGCTGTCCCGTAATGTGATGCGGGTGTCCATGTACAGCGTCTCGCCGCCCATGAATTTGTATGTCTCCGCCCGCGTCCAGGGGATAAGGATGATGTTCTGTCCTTCCTGCCGGGTGCAGTCGTCGGGCCAGACGTTGGTTTTAATGGCCGGGAAGCCTTTGCAGCTCTTCTGTTTGAACACAAATTCGATCCGGCTTACCTCGTCCAGGCTCATGCCGATTTCAACCGGCAGCGCAAATTGCGTTCCCTGTTTCATTCGTTTTTCTCCTCAGCGCCTTAATTCGGCATTTTTTCTTCCTCTGTTTTCGGAGTTTCGATGTTTGCCGCCGCTGCTTCTTCCGCTGCCATGTTCTCGCGCACGGCATTCAAAACGTTCTCCAAAATCAACTCCGTCACGGCAAACGGCAGCGTTGCTTCGTTAATTGCAGCAATAACTTTGCGTTTGCACTCTTTAATGCGTTTGTTGTCAGTCATGGGGCATCCTCCTTACAGCCGCGCGTTTACGGCGTTTTTCAGTGTGACAATGGCGGCCAGAACCTCTTCGTCCAGGGCTACAAAGGACCCCCGGTTGTTCTGGCTGGTGATGTTGCCGTTACCGTCCAGTTCCATGTAGGTGTAGCTCACTCGCTCACCCTCGGCAGTCGTTACGACCGCCACGCCGGATAATTTTTTCATTGCAATTCCTCCAAAAGAATGTCTGCGGTTTCGTTCGCGCCTGTATCTATAGCGAGCAGGTCAGCTGCGGCATCGGTGCTGGCCTCCTGCGCTCTTGCGGCGGTGCTGGCTGCCAGCTCAACGCCTGCCGGATCACCGGCAGGATAGCTGCTGTCGCTGCGGTCGGCGTAGCTGCCTTCATAGCCGCGCTGTGCGGCCATAGCCAGCCACGAAAATTTCTGCCCCGGTGCGCCGTGTACAATGGCGTACTGGCCACAATCCTCCGCCCACAAATGGCCGGTGCCGTCAAGGTCAGTCAGCAGCCAGGCGGGCTGCCCGTACTGGGCGATGGTCTCCGCATAGCGCGGGTCAAGGGCAATCAGGCACCAGCCTTCGGGGCCGCACTGGCCCTTGCCCCAGTCCGCAAAGGTTGGGGTAGGGGTTTCAAATGCGGCCATTTTCAGCGCACCGAAGCTGGTAGGCACCACGCGGGATTTTTCGCCCCAAACGTCCAGATTGTGTACATTCAGCTTGCCGCTCACGCCAACGCGGGTCGTGTTAAAATCAGCATCGTTGTCATCGCTGCGGTTGTAGGTGATCTGCATCCCAACGTAAGATGTAGGGTCGAGTCCGTTGACCCAGCCGTACTTGGCATACTTGCTGCACGCCCCAATGTAGGAGCTGCCAGCCTCAGAGTACAGCACGCCGGTCAGGCCGATGCTGCCGGTGTTGATGGTGGCATACCATGCGATGTGCCGGTTGTCCAGAAATACGCGCTCACCGGCCTCGGTGCCCATGCGAATCCAGGCGTTGTCCAGGTCGTACACGGTGGTGTAGTTGAGGTTATGCAGCTGCCCGGTCGTGATGTTGCCGCCGTTGATGATTGTTTTATCCTGGTTCCAGGTGCTCAAATCCGAAAATGTCACCACGCCGGATAGGTTGATCTGTGCGCTGGTGATCTCTGTTCCGCCTGCCGT